GGTGCTGGATCAGGCTGATGCGGCGCTGGCGCGGCTGGGGTCCTGTGGTCGGTCTCCGCAGCCCGCCGGCGCCGCAACTTCTCTGAACGAAGCGGCCTGATATGGACCAGCCGCAAGAGGGTGATCGGTATATCAGCCTTGAGCGGTCGGTTGCGGCGCAGCGCGCGGTGGCTGCCGATCCTGATCTGGAAAACCAGGCGATCGAGATCGAAAAGAAGGCCTTTCACTTCTTTTGCTCCCATCGCCTGAAGTCCGGCTCGCCTGTCCTTTGCGTGATCCGGGGGGTCGTTCGCGGGATCGGCACGCTGATTGCGCGCACCGTGAGCAAGGAGCACCACCAAGAGCTCGTGAACGATCTCGCCGTCACGCTGGTCAAGGCGGTTGTCGCCGAGACGCAACATCTGGAGGCTGAGAAGGCCGCGCGGGCGCAGAGCGAGGGCGGGATCGCATGACCGAGCGGCCACAATGGTTCGACATCACTGGCGGCGACGGGACAGCCTGGCAGCTCGACAGCGTTCGCCGCGGCTATCTGTTGAAAATCCCGCCCGGCCATTATCGGCTGATCGACTCCTGGATCGTGGAGCAGGCGTCCCTAGCCGGTACGTTCGACCGCTTCTACGTCACGCTGCTCCACCTGGCGCCGATCAACGGCGTGCCGGCGATGATCAAACTGCCGGGCGCTACGCACGAATTCTGGGTGATGGCCTGCTGCGCGAACGAGCCGCTGGCCGACATCATCGAAAACTGTGGGCCCGCTCGCATCCTGCAGCCGCTGATTTTCGGCGCGCAGATGATTGCGAGCAGCAACACGGACGCGATGGAGCGGCTGAAGGCGATGCTGCGCCGCGTGTGTACCGGCCAGCTGCGGGCCGGCATCGCGCACAGGCAGCTGTGGCTGGACGCGTACGGCACCAGCCTGGTGACGGCGTGATCCTGTAGACGATCTTCTGGATGCTGTCCGGATGCTTCTTCGGCATGGCGATTCACCACGGCCAGACGCGCGAGAACCGTACCGTATATACCGGATTTGGCGTGTTCTTCCTCTTGATTTTCTGCCTCATGGTCATCGACGGCGGCGGCCTGCGATGAGCGCCGCTCATCAGGGCTGGACCATCTTCGGGGCACCAGTGCATGGCCGCTCCTGCGGCAGCTGCAAGGCGTGCTGCACCTGGCTGCCGGTGCACCTCCCAACCGCCTACAAACCCGCCAACGTGCGGTGCACGCATCTGCGGTCAAAGGGCTGCAACATCTACGACCGGCGTCCGGAGACATGCCGCGCCTGGTCCTGCCGCTGGCTGTTCGATCCCTGCCTGGGCGACGTGCGTAGACCCGACATCGCCGGCTTCGCGGTCGATCCGCTGCTCGACACGCTCATCGTCGACGGCGAGCCTCGCGCAGCCGTGCAGGTCTGGCTGGATCCGGACCGTCTCGACGCGCACCGTGACCCGGCGCTGCGAGCGTGGCTGGAGCGCGTGCGGCTTCCGGCCATCGTGCGGTGGGGCGCGCTCGAGGGCCTGGTGATCGTGCCGCCGGCGCTCGTGCGCGAAGGCGTCTGGCTGGAGCACCGCGCGCCGTTCAGCCGCGACGTCGGCAATTTCTCGCAGCTGCCGTGGCAGGAACGGGCCGCGATGGCCGCCGGCGGCGATGTGCCGTGACGACACTCGCGTCCGCCGATCTCGCCAGCGACATATTGGATCTCATCGATCAAGCCTTTCTGCCGGCGCCGGTTGTGCTGGCGACGCTGCTCGATCTCGCGGATTTCTATCGTCAGAGGGTCGACAACGAGGCGACCGATGGCGCGCTGCAGGAGCGCTCTGGCGACGAGAAAGCGCCGGTGTTTCGCCCTGGCGGGGAACCAGGGCCTGCTACGGATTGATCATGAACAAGATCCTGAATACGTTCCTGATGCTCGTTGTGGCGCTGCTCGCCGCGGTCCTGGTCGCAGCGGCGCTGACGTCGTCTCCCGCGCACGGCCAGTCCGATGCGCGCCCGGTGCTCCCGGATGGCACCGCAACCAACTCCATCGCCATCTGGTGCCCGCAGCAGATCACCGGTCCCACCGGCGTCGCGACCTGGCAGGCGGTCGCGTGCGGCGTCTATCCGGGGGCGTTCGCCGGCAGCTCGTCGCTGACGACGATCACCGGGACGGTGAGCGCGGTGATCCCGGCCGGAGCAAAGAACCTGCTGGCGTATCAGGTGAGCGGCGCGACCACCGACTATGCGTGCGCGGTGTGGGCCTCGAGCGCGCCGACCTTCACGCTCACCGGCACCGGCCTGGCGGCGTCGTGTGGCGTGCCGGGCAGCTTCGTTCTGAATGGGCAATCCAAGTATGGGCCGGCGAACCCGCCGGCTTCCGGCCAGGCGCTGTATGCGCAGATTTTCTCGGGCGGGACGGTCGCCGACAGTTTCACTGTCAGCGCGGAGTGGTAGGCGATGGGGCTGTTGTGGTTGCTCTATTGTTTCGTGAAGAAAAGACGCAAGGAGAAAAGAGGCAAACAGCTCAGCCCGCGAACGACATGATCAACGCTTTTTTTTCAGGGTTTCATTCAGGCTGAGGCGGCGCCGTCGGTCGGCGGCGTAATTCAGAAGTTCGTAGAAAGCTATCGGAACTACGGCGGCGGCAGCGACCACGCCGAAAAGATACAAGACATACGGTGGTAGATGAGCCATCAAGCTTCGGCATCCGGCTCAGGCGGTTGCGGCGCCGTCTCCCATGCCTTTTTTGCTTCTTCCTTTTCCTTCTGCTGTTCCAGGTCCTCGGCGCACTCTACGGCGAAACACCAATCCGCTACGTGATCGCTGAGACCTGTTCTGTCCTCGAAGACGGCCGGCAGCTCCTTCGGCTCGCTGCCAGCCGATGCGGCGATGTAGCCGTTTGAGACGCGCCAAATTTTCAACGTTACAGCGTCTTTGGGCATGATCAGCTCCAGTTCTAACCGCGTCATGATCCCAGCTCCGGCACAAGAATCCGCCCGTCATAGCTCGGCGGGCACACGCCCTTAAAGGTAACGTCGGCGATAGCATCGGCATCCCAAATGCAGCCGCTGGAGCAGTCCCACCAGTAGTACCACCTGGTGTTGCTGTGTAAACGACGCGACCAGATGTAAGGCGCGATGATGATGCCTTGGTGATCGTCGGAAACCCGATCCCATCGGATCCATCTCGGAAAGCGAGGATGATCGTGGTCTTCGTATCGCTCCGTAAATCGATCGAGGTCGAGCGCGTTTGACAGCCGCAGAACGTTGGCGTGATCTGACAACGTGACCTCGTGAATATGGGTCAAGTTCTCCAGGTTGAACTCTTCCTCGATGCACCAGGTGAGCCATCCGTCGCCATTTCCCTCGACGGACACCCAAAAGCCATTCGGCTTGAAACAGGGGTGGTCTGTCTGGGGCGTGGAATGCACCACGTCGACACGCTTGCTGCTGAAGTGCATCAGGAAGCAGCTTTGCTCGGTCACTTCTTCACCATCATGATCCCAGCCCCAGCACGAGAATTCGCCCGTCATAGCTCGGCACATACACGCGCCCGTTGATCGGTGTCGGCGGATCGAACTTGTCGAAGGTGAAGGGAATGCCGGCGGTCCGGCTGTCGAAGATCTTCACCAACGCGCCGTTGGCAAAACTGTCACATTGATAGGCGACCAAATACCCGGGCGTCACCGTCTTGTTCGCATCGCCCACCGGCTGGGTCGCCCAGATCACGCAACTGTTCGGCACCGCGCCGTTCGCGCTCAGCGCGATCATGGATCCCGGCATGCCACCAGGCGGCGGCATGTTCGCGCTGGCATAGTCGCCGCCGGCGGCCTGGTAATGCACCATGAAATCGCTCGTCCAGGTGAAGGCCCGTACCGGCCCGTTCTCGCCGCCGGTGATGAGCTCGGGCCCGATCGTGGGCGATTTGTAGAACGCGGCCTGGCCGTGCTGGTGGTGGCTGTAGCCAAACTCGGTGGTCTGCAGCGTCGCCAGGTCGGTCGGCGCAAGGTTCATGGTCGCCGGGTAGAAGGTGAAGCCGAACGGCGGCATGAGCAGCTTGGCGTAGACATTCTGCGCGATCAGCGCCGGCGCGAAATCCGCCGGGTGGTCGCACCCCATGTTGTCGGCGTCGACCTCGTAGAGGATCCCGTCCTTGCCGGCGGCGAACACCACGTTCTTGCTGTAGCCGCTGAGGCTCGAGGGGATCAGCAGCGCGCCGGCGCTGCCAAGGTCCTGGTCCTTCGGGCTGAGCATGTTAGCATGGCCCGTCGGCTCGTTGGCATAGCCGCCGGCCGGGATCAGGCTGGTATCCGCCAGCGTGGGATCGGCGCCGACGCGCCCGGTGTCATCGAACGGCGCGAACCATTGCACGATTTTGAGGCTGCCGGCCGCGGATCCTGAGGGCGGCGTGTAGTGCACCCGGATGATCGAATTGCCGAAATCGTCGATCCCATTCATCGAGCCGTTGCCGGTGACCGCGTAGATGTCGCCGCCGGCGTCGATCGCCGGCGCAGCGCCCGCCATCCAGATCCCGGCGCCGGAATAGAGCGACGTGGTGGCGAAGGCCGCGCCGATCGACGGCTGCAGGTCGGTCACGTCGACCGCGACGATCCAGCCCTGGTTGGTGTTGGCGTCCTCCACGAAGCTGCCGAACAGCACGAACACCGTGTCGCGGCCGGCGATGCTGGTGAAGGCGAGGCCTGGGCGCTGCTTGCGCGGCACATTGCCGAGCTTGCTGATCCGGCCCGCCGACGAGGTGTAGGTGGCCTGGTTCAAATTCAGCGGCGGAAACTGATCGTGGCCGTCGATGAGGCTGAGGCCGTGCAGGACGAACTGGCTGTTGCTCTCCTGGCCGGTCGGCGAGACCATGGCATCGACATAGATCGTGCCTGTGGCTTGGTCGATCACCGGCGTCGACAGGATGCCCCAGTTTCCCTGCGTCAGCCACATATCCAGGGCCAGCGTGTCCGGGATCGGGTTGCCGATATGCTGCTTCCACAGCAGCGCGCCGGTGTCAGCGTCGAACGCATAGACGTCGTCCGCCATCGTCGCGCTGTAGGCGACGTTGTGCTTCAGGCCGTCCTCCATGGTGATGCCGGACACGACGAGGACCTGGCCCTCGGTGCCGCGGGCGTCGTCGGGCATCGTCAGGGTCTGCAGCAGCTTCATCCCGTGCGCGCGGATTGCCGCCGGCGTCAGCACGGTTTCGTTCGGGTTGAGGCCGGTGCGGTTGGCGTCGAAGGACCGGCCCACGATGCTTTGCTGCGGGAAGGCCGGCGTCGCGCAGAAAGCTGCGAAGAGGTTGATCAGCACGAAGCCGATCGTCAGCAGGATGGTGCGCTGCATGTCAGTTTTCTCCGGGTTCTTGGGGCGACGGGTAATCAGCGCCGGCCTTCGGCCAGCCGGCCAATGGCTTCGACCAACTGCGCGCGTGCCTCGCTTTGGAGGCCCGCGGCGATCATGAGGTCTATGCTTTCGAGAAGGCGCAGCGCGCGCACCGAGCCACGCTGCCGGCCGGCTTGGTCTTTGGAAAACAGCGCGATCCGCTCACCCAGCGCGAAACTGTATTCGCGCATCGCCATGACCTGGACGTACATGCACGCCAGCGCGTTCACCGGCGCATCGTTGCAGGCCGGTCCGCTGACGAAGGCATACAGCCGCGCGATGCGGCCATCGAGCTCCGCCTTTTCATCGATGACACGCTGCTGCCAGGGTTCCATTGTGGGTCGCTCCTTCAGGTCGGCGTTACATCGTTGGGCTCTTGGCCCGGCTTCTGCGGGATCTCGACCGACCACGGCGCCGTGGTGCCGTTGAGCTCGAGCGTCTGCGGCGCTGTGTAGGTCACCTCGAGCTCGAACGGGACGGTCGGACCGGTCGTCAAGCACTCGATCTGCAAATCGTGCCAGCCGGTCTCTGTGGCTTTACCGGAGCCAAAGAACATCACAGTGCGGCCCGCCGGAACGACGCTGCTGAACGGCGTCGGGCCATCCGGTGGACGGGGTCCGACGATATCTGCGGTAATCGTGAGGGTCTTGCTTCGCCCCGTGACTTTCAACCGAGCGCTTATGTCGCTGCCTGCAGCGACATAGATCCGCCCGACCTGCGTGCTGCCCAACCCGATCCCAGGAATGTCGAGATCGTCGGCGCCATAGAAGACCTGCGTGGTCGGCCGCTGCGGGATCTCGCCGACCTCCCAATAGCCGCCCCGGCTAAAGCACACATACCCCTGTCCGCCGTTATAGGCGTTGCACGGGATTTCGAACGTCGCCCGGCCCTCGCCGTCGGTCCAGATGTCGGGATGGTGGCCGGAATAGTCGTGCAGCTGCACCCCAGCGCCGAAGGTCGTCCACACCGTGACCGTGCGGTTGTTGTACGTGTCGAAATTCATACCGGTGAGCAGCCCGGGATAGCCGTGGCTCATCTTCACCCGCACGCTGCCGTCCAGGTAGAGCACCTGCGGATCGCCGAACATCAGGTTCTCGTGGATCCCGACCAGCGTGTCGATCCACGGCTTCAGCCCGTATGCGCCAGGCCAGACCGACGACGGGAAATAGTCCTTGCCGTAGACGAACGGATAGCCTGGCTTCGTCAGCAGCTCGACATAGCCGAGCAGCTTGGCCTGGATCGTCTGCTCGCCGGCGGAGGTGTCGGTGTCGGGGTTGTCGACGAAGGTGACGGCGATCGGCCCGTTGAAGTCGGCGATGCCCCCGCTGTTCATCGACCAGGTCGAGTCGCCGTTGCACGAATACTGGATCGCGAACTTGGTGGGGAAATCCTCCACCAAGCAGCGCCAGTTCATCGGCGCGCCGCCGGCCCAGCTCATGATCGCGCCGGCGCCGTCGAAATACTCGGCGTAGGCGAGCTTGCCCGCCATGCGTCGGCGCCGGTCGAACCGAACAGCCAGTCGCCCCAGTTTATCGCCTGCTCGATCGTGTAGCGGGCCGGGATGCAGTGCTGATAGCTGACCTCGTCGCCGAAGCTGATGTCCCAGTACTGGTTCGGGACGTCGTCCTCGGCGATCGTCACCGGCTCCTTGGCGCCCTCCGGTGTCACCGTCTGGCCGCGAAAGCAGCCAGGGTTCATCGGCCAGCGGCCCGCGTTCGCGACCCCGTTCGCGCCGGCAAACCGGTAGGTCGCGGCGCCCGCGTTTGCGCCGATGCGTTGATGAAGAACCACATCAAGATAGATTTGCATGTCATTGGCGTGCGCGATCGCTACTAGGCGGCGCAGGCTTTCGAACGTGCCGTAGCGTGTCGGCACCGATCCCTGCTGGTCCTTTGATCCCTGGTCGTACGGGTCGAACACGCCGTAGCCGTCACACCCGGCGCCGTTGCCGCCCTGCGCCTTGCCGCTCGGAGGGAGCTGGATCGCCTTGAAGCCGATCTGCCGGAGCTCGTGCAGCTGCGTCGCCAGCCAGTCCCACAGATAGGGTGCAGGCGGATCGCTGGTCGGGCATGGTACGGTCGCGTTCCCGTCAGCCGTCGGGAACCGGCCCCAGGCAATCAGTGCAACGCCCATGCGGTGATCTCCTGCTGATGACGCCGCGGAAATGAATGCGGCGTTGCACGTATCGCAGCTTTGTGCGAAATCGAAAATGCCTCATCGGGGACATTCTCGTGTCAGACCTGCCAACGTTTGCGCAGCGGCTCTCCGACCTCGGGCCTCAGTTCGAGGCCGAGTTATGCGCACTTATCCGGAACGCGAGCAGCCTCGGCGTCAGCCAGCGCGACCGCGATTTCCTCGGCGATCTGAACCGGCGTCTCACTAAATGGGGGCGCCGTACGATCATCGATCACCGCCAGGTTGACCGTATCCAGCGCATCAGGGCCGGGACGTGTGGTCCGCGGTAGACCGCAAATGCCTGCGAAGCGCGGCCGACCACCAAAGGCCGTGCTTCCGAAGAAGCGCGGCCGTCCGCCGAAGACAATCACCAAGAAGGTGGGTCGACCGCCTGGCCGGCCGCCGGCGAAGAAGCGCGGCCGTCCGCCGAAGGCCAAGCCGCTTCCATGCTGGCGCGAGGTGCCAAGCGCGGAAAACGGCCTGGTGCGGCCGCTCGACGATGTCGGCGGTGACGAGAGCTTCGGCGTGACGCTGAATGGGCAGGAACATGTGTTTTCGATGGAGCAGGTGCTGCGGCTTGCCCACGCGCTGATCCTGGTCTGCGTCGACCGTCGCGAGATCAATTTCCTTGAGGCGGATCCCAATGACTGGGACTGAGGCGACCAGCATGACGGACCACACCGCAGTCTTTTGCGTTGTGTGCCAGGCCAAGCCGGGTCAGGCCTGCCGGTCGTGGGGTTCGCGTGTGCCGCTGGCGATCGGTCACGCGCATCGGTGGATCGCCGCGCGTCAGAAGGAAAGGGAAGATCATGAGCGAAACGTTAGAGCGGCCGCTACCGGCGCTACCCGTCATTGAGCCGGGTGGTACGCCGTGAGCCTCGGCACGATCGGCGTGCTGAATGTCGGCGCCGGCGACACCAAGCTCGTCTTCGATCCCAGCAATCCAATCGAGCTCATCCGCAGCCGGCGCATCGTCACCGACATGCTCCGGCGCGGCTACGCGCTCCTGATCGAAGTGCCCGACGGGAACGGCGGCAAGCGCACCACGCGCGTCCGCGAGTTCGACGAGAGCGCCGGCGAATACATCATCGCGGATTTCGATCCGGAAGTGGCAGCCAAGGCGGACAGCACCGATGAAGAAACGCACGAAGGGGCAGCTGCGACAGGCCCAGGCGAGGTCGCTGCGCAAGAAGCTGCGAGCGAAGCAAGACCGAAGACACGCGGCAGGCCTCGCCGCGTCGACGCCGCCAGCGTCAGCGGAATCGCCGTCGCTCGAACGGCGGGCGGATAAGCTCCGCCAGCTCGAGGCGTTCGACGGCTACGCGCAGCTGCGCAACAAGCTGTTTGCCCTGTCTCAGGACCGCAGAGAATGGGCAGGATACCCGATGCCGCTGGCGGACATGCGCCTGGTCATCGAGCCGACCTATCCGCGCGCCAGGGCGCTGATGGAGCTGGGCAAAAAGGTCGAGGAGGACGCCGAGTTCAACGGCGCGAAGGTTCGCAACATCTTCTGGTCGTGGCGCTGGCGGGCGAAGATCGCCATCTGGGAGCTGAACGGCAAGATCGAGTGGGGTCCGGTTTCCAGCGTCAACCAGTCCGGCATGCTGATGGAAACAATCAGCGCGAGCGACGCATGGGGGATCGAGCAGGAGGCCGCCGCGCTGCAGACGCTGGCCCGTCTGCTGTCCCACCGGCAGATGAAGCAGTATTTGCTGACCGGAATGTTCGTCGAGACCAGCAAGCGCAGCGGCGTCGTTTATATGTTTCGCAAGCTGCGTCCGACGCTGGCGGTACGCACGCACGACAAGGGATCGCGCATCCTGGCGGCGCTCTGCATGCACCCGATTGGCTACTATCAGGGGACGTGGGCCGGCGCGATGTGTCCGACCGACGATGTGATCGCGCATTTGATGCTGATGCGCGGCGACGAACACATGCTCTGGCGGCGCTGCCATCAGCACCCCGCGTACGAAGCGGCCGCAGGGCCCTAGGATACTAGGATGTTCGCCGCGGCACGCCTCGACCGAGACCGAGCTGGGTTCGCCGACCAGGACCTGGTCAGCCATATCCATGCCGCACCCGAGACCGTGCAGATCGAGATCGACCGCAATCTGGTGAAGCGGTTCGGTCTGCGCGCCTTTACGCCGCTCGCCTGGCACACGATTGAGGGCATAGAGTATCAGCAGAACTGGCACCTCGACGCGATCGCCGAGCACCTGCAGGCGGTCATCATGGGTCAGATCACGCGGCTGATTATCATGGTGCCTCCAAGGCACATGAAAAGCACGAGCCTCGCCATCATGGCGCCGGCCTACAGCTGGACAATCAAGCCGCATCTGAAATGGCTGTTCGCGTCCTACGCCTTCAATCTTTCAATCAGGGACAGCAGAAAGTGCCGTCGCGTGCTGACCTCGACCTGGTATCAAAGAAGGTGGGGCGATAAATTCAAATTTGTTCATGACCAGAACACCAAGATTCGTTTTGAAAACGATAAACAAGGCTACAGACTGGCAACTTCCGTAGACGGACAGCTAACGGGTGAGGGAGGGGACATAATCGCCGTGGACGATCCCCACAATGTGCGGGAGGCGGAAAGCGAGGCGACGCGCGAGGCTACGCTGGCCTGGTGGCGGGAGTCTATGAGCTCGCGCCTCAATGATCCGAAACGCGGCGCGTTCATTCTCTCCCAGCAACGCGTGCATGTGCGCGACCTGGCCGGCGACGCGATGGCGCGCGAGCAAGGCTGGACGGTGCTGTGCCTGCCGGCGCGCTACGAAAGCAATCACCCGCAGGTCTATGCGTTCGATCCGCGCAAGACCGATGGCGAGCTGCTCTGGCCGGAGCGCTACGGCGAGAAGGAGCTCACGCGCCTGGAGACGGCGCTGGGCGCCTATGCCGCCGCGGCGCAGCTGCAGCAGCGGCCGAGCCCGCGCGAGGGCGGCCATTTCAAGCGGCACTGGTTCGACCCGTGGCACGGTCCGCTGCCCGGCGACATGGAATGGGTCCGTGGTCTCGACCTGGCCGCGAGCAAGAAGAAGATCACCAAGGCCGATCCGGACTACAGCGCCTCGGTGCTGATCGGATGGAGCCCCCGCGCGAAATACTGGATCATCGCCCACGCCGAGCGCTATCGCGAATCCCCCGGCGAGCGGAACAAGCGCATCCTGCATCGCGCCGAGCGCGACGCCGCCGAATTCGGCTACGTGCACATCGAGGTCCCGCAGGATCCCGGCTCCGGCGGTGTCGAGCAGGCGCAGTCGATCGTCCGGATGCTGGCTGGCTTCAGCGTGCGCGCGGAGCCTGTGACCGGCGACAAGGTCACCCGCGCCGATCCGATCGCCGGCCAGGCGCAGAACGGCAACGTGCGCTATCTGCCGGACGATCCGGCGCGCGGCCGGGTCTGGAACGACGAGTTCTTCGGCGAGCTGACCAGCTTTCCGACCGGCGCGCATGACGATTACGTCGACGCGCTGTCGATCGCCTTCAACAAGCTCACCGGCGGCCGCAGCGGCCTGCTCGACTTCTATGCCGGCCAGATCATCGAGCGCCGCGCCCAGGAGGCGCGGGAGAAGGCCGAGCGCGAGGCGCTGCGCAGCAAGGGCGTTACCGTTATCGAGCGCCAGGGAATCACCGACCTGGGCGCCATCTACTTCAAGGACGGCAGGCCGCCGGAGGCCGAGGACGATCCGGCCGACGAGGACGACGAGCCGTGACCGCGACCCGCAAGGAAGTTCCGGCTTGCGTGGCACTCCGCGAACGCCGGCTGGCGCTGGGCATCGATCTGCAGACGCTGGCCTACGAAACGAAGATCGACGTCGACGTCCTGCGGAAAGTCGAGTCCGGCCGGTGTCGCGCAGCCCACCGGATCAGTCGCGTCTCGGCCACGCTGGAAGACCTCGAGAAGATGGCCGCGGCCGAGAAGGCCGCCCAGGAGGCGTGGTCACTACCGGGCTGTGAGAGCTTGGCGCCGAAGCGCCATGCGATGCTGCGCGCCGCCCAAGAACTACGGGCGCAATCGGAATGGTTGCTCGGCCATTGGCTGCTGGCGTGCCGCCCGTCGCTCGCGGCGATGCGAAGCGTTTCCTCCGGCGTGGCCGTGCATGCGCTGCGCCGGTCCGTGCCCAGCGGCTGGGATCTGCTGATGGAGGCCGAGCTGGTCGAACAGTGGGCGATCGACGCTTGGGATGTGACGGGCGTGTTTGATTGGGGACCTGAACCGGGAGACATTTTCGAATGAGCGACGATCCGATGATCCTCGACATCAGCGATCTGCTGCGATGGAGGCAGGGCGCAAGCAGCGCGATTCTGGAGGTGGTGCAGCTGCAGACGATCGACCGCACGCTGTTCGTCGAGGCGCTGTGCGCGGCGGCGAGCTTTGCGTCCTCATACGCGGCTTGCTGCCTGACGACCTATCGCGACACCGACCTGGTTCCCACCGAAGAGGCCGCGCGGTTTTTGAAAGGCATCCAACACTTCATCGACAGGGCCCTCACCGGCTCGCCGCCAGGGGAAACGCCGCCCTGCGTCGCCGGCGGCGCCGCCTGAGGCTGCCGTGCCTGAGCTCTTCGAAGAGCCTGTCCGGTTCCAGCTGCGCAGCCTGCAGGGCTGCCGTTTCCGCTGCCGCGCGACCGTCGGAAGGTTCGGCGAGAAGCGCGCCTTCCGAGGCCCGCCGCAGAAGACGGTCCTGCTCCTCGATGTCGTCCAGACCCGCACCGGCCAGAAGCTGACAGACCATGTCTGGTTCACGGTGGGAAAGTGGATGACCGCCGCGAACGTGCGGCCCGGCGATGTGATCGAGTTCGACGCGACTGTCGGCACCTACATCAAGGGGTATCAGGGGCACCGGGAAGACGTCGAGGATGCGCCTCCAGTACGCCAGGACTGGCGCCTGGAGCGGCCGACCCGCGTGGTGAATTTGCGCCTGGTGGGGACAGCGCCCGCCCAGCTCGAACTGGTGGCGGATAAAGCGACGCCATAGCGGCGGGGACCAAGCACGGCGACTGGGTCAGGGCGTGAGCTGCAGCTGACCCAGGAAGGACCGCGTCGATGGCGAACCCCACCGTGACCATGATACAGCCGGCCGGCTGGAACAGCGGGGCCGTGGCGCTCTGCCCCAGCGGTGCGACCTACCAGCCCGACGCCTACGGTGTCGTCGCCAACGTGGCGCAGATCGACATCTCGATCATGGCGTCGCTCGGCTTCCGGGTCCTTGTCGCGCGCGACAATTTCTCCGCGACGACCGACCCCGGCACGTCGAACGATGTGACCCAGGATTACGCGCCTGGTTCGCGCTGGATCAACACCACCTCCGGCCGCCTGTGGGTCTGCGTTTCGAACACGGCGAGCGCGGCCGCGTGGATCCCGGAGGTGGGCACCGGCCTGATCGCCATCCTGCTGGGGGCCAATTTCAACACGACCGCTGACCAGGCGCTGACGATGCTGGTGCTGTCGACCGCCATCTTCCGGGTGAGCAAGATGACGGTGACGAACGCCAGCGAGTCGCTGACGACCGCCGTCGGCGGCCTTTACGACGCCGCTTCGAAGGGCGGCAACGCCATTGTCGCCGCCTCTCAGGCTTATTCGGGACTGACCTCTGGGACGGTCGCGCTCGACACGACGCTGAACAAGAACGTGCGCGAGCCGGCCGGCACCAAGCTCTATCTCTCCCTGTCGACCGCCCAGGGCTCGACCGCGACGGCCGACGTTTATGTGTTCGGCGATTTGTTCTCGCAGTAACGATCTCAATAAACGCGGCGTCATTACGTAATGTAGTCGCACCGATACTGTGCCGCTTCTGTCGCGGCACAGTATCGACCGTCTCAATATTGAACAAAGCCGCGTTTTGACTTAGAAGCGTGTCTCGCATGCCGGGTTTCGTCTGGCTGCGAGGGCCCTCAATGCACGCCGCGGCACCGCTTACCGCCTCATCACCTGCGCCCAGGCTCGAGCAACTCTCGTTCGCCGACCTCTGGGCGCGGCAACGACGGCCCGCCAGGGCCAGGCGGAGACGGCCGAAGCGGGCGCGGCCGAAGCCAGACCTCCAGGATCAGCTCCTGCTGCGCCTGCCGCAGCAACCCTCCATGACGGCGCTCACCGAAATGGTCGAAGGCGTCCTCGTCCGCATCGCCAAGAACGGCTCGACGATGCCGAACAATCCCATGCTCGGGCAGCGCTGCGCCGGCCGCGGGCGATCGAGCATGGATCGCGCCATCCGCAGGCTGGCCAAGCTCGGCCGCGTGCGCGTCGAAATCCGCGGCTCGCTCCGGCGCCTCTGGGTGAAATCCTGCGACCGCTGGACCGATTGGGGCGAAGCCCGCAAGGGACATGCGCCCTTCACCGCCCGCGCGCGCGGCACACCGCCGCCCGAGCCGCCCCCGCCGTCGGCCGAGATCGTCAGGCTGCCGCGCCCGGTTATCGAGCAGCTGAAGGTGCGGCCCAGCGAATGCTGCCAGTGGCCATTATGGCCAGACGGCGCCCGGCCGGACGGGCGGTATTGCGAGCGCGCGATCTTCCGGAAGAGCTATTGCGCCGAGCATCACGGCCGCGCGTTCGGCGCCAATGATGCCGAGATCGTGGACCTGGCACCACGTCGCCGCGAACTGCGCGGTGGCGTCTTTTCGCGAGCCTGTCTGGCATAGGCGCGATTGCCTCGGGACCAGCACCGGACATAAATTCGCAACTTGTTGCGAACGGTGCGGGGAATGAATATCGTCGATTGGGACGCGCTGTGGGCGAGGCTGTCGGAGGTCGAGGCGACCTTGGGCGCGATCGCTGAGCGGGTCGCACGCATGTCCGAAATCATCGAGCTCCAGGCCGTCAGGATGGGGGCGGCGCCAACGATGCATAAAGAGCCGCTTTCCATGCATGAAGAACCGCGTTCCGTGCATGAAGAGCCGCCTCCGATGCACGAGCCGGCGCCCGCGATGCATCAAGATCTGCCTTCGATGCATGAAGAGCCGCCTTCGATGCATCAGGACGCGGATCTTGTGCGTCAACAGGAGGAGGCGATCCGTCAACTGGAAGAGCTCGCCCGTCAACCGCAGGCGCCGCTTGATCAACTAGAGTCGCCACTCGATCAACCCACACACCCGATCGACGAACCGTTACAGGTTACCAACTGTCAGCCAGGTTTGTCACTGGACACGACCGACGACGGGCCGCTCTTCCGATTCGTCGCCCGCGACAGATCCCGGCGCGTCAAGATGATCCCGGCCGCCCTCGATCCCGACACCGAGACGAAGATCGCCAAGCTGACCTTCAAGGGCAATTTCTGGGGCAAGAACGAGCTTCGCTTCCTGGTCCATTCCTTTCGGTATGGCATGACCCAGGCGGAGATCGGCCAGTGGCTCGGCCTCAACAAGAACATGGTCGTGGGCGTCTATCAGCGCTTGAAGGAGGTCGAGGTCGACCTGGCGCGGCTCGTCGACAGCGTCGACGGCGTGAAAATCCGCCCTGGCCCGAGGCCGAAGGGTGCGGCAAAGGATGCGCCCCCGCCCAAAAAGCACGAAAGCAAGGCCGCGCCGAAGCCCCGCGCGAAGCGCCAGGCCGCAGCGAAGACGCCCGCGAAAGCCCCCACGCCGGTCGCACCGCCGGCTGCGCCACCAAAGCCTAAACCCGAACCCCTGATCTCACCGGAGCGTGCCATCGAAAATCACGCCATGGCGGCCACGGCGCCGCCCGCAACCCCCGAAGCGGAGATCGTCTTCTTCGCCGAGGTCGTAAATCCGGCGCTCGCCATCGCCGCCGGCCGCCCGCGCAACCGCTGCGAATATCCGCTGTGGAGCGACAAGCAGCGGCCGGATTTCCGGTTCTGCAACGCGCCGCGCGCGCAAGGGTCCTACTGCGCGCTGCACGCCAGGCGCTGCTACGACCCTGTGCGGACGCGCGCCGCGGCGTAGCAGGGGACCAGTTCCCCTTACGCCTGGGCGCCCTGCAGAGTTGTAACGGATGGCGAAGAAAGGCCCTGGCTGGACCGATGACACGCCGCCCCCGGCCGCCCGCCCGGGACACGTGAAATCCATCCCAGCTCCCGACGACGATCCGCGCGCCACCGGCGCCTATGGCGACTCGGTGGCGCGCGCGCTGCCCAAGCTGCTGGTCGACAGCGTCACCCGCGGCGCCTCCAACCTGGCGCGCCGCGCCGTCGGCGCCGAACTGCCCTACGACACCGGCACGCTGCCCGCCTTCGACAATTACGTCGACAAGCCGCGCATCGAGCCGCGCCTGTTCACCGACAACGGCAAGCCGCTGCCGCCGGCGCCGATCGCGCCGCCGCCGGCGCCCGACCAGGATCCGTATTTCGGGCCGGCGGTGCCGATCCGGCCGCAAGCGAACCCCGAGGACGTCGCCGGCCGCGAGTTCGACTACCCGCAGTCGATCAACCTCAACATCACGCCGCGCCAGTACGAGACGATCTCGTTCCTGCAGCTGCGCGCGCTCGCAGACAATTACGATCTGCTGCGCATCCTGATCGAGCGCCGCAAGGATCAGATGCAGACGGTGACCGGATCGTTCCTGCCGATCCAGGCCGCCGGCGAGCAGACCCGCAAGCCGGCCGATGACCGCTGCCAGCGCCTGCAGGAAATGTTCCTCTATCCCGATCGGCGACTGCCCTTCTCGCTGTGGCAGCGCAAGCTGATGGAGGAGATGTTCGTCATCGATGCGCCGACGCTCTATGTCAGGCGCAACTACAACAACGAGCCGGTGAGCTTTGAAATCATGGACGGTTCCATGATCATCCCCCGGCTCTACACCGACGGTCGTCCGCCCGAGCCGCCGCGCATCGCCTACACCCAGATCCTGAAGGGCACGCCGGCGATCCACTACCGCGCCGACGAGCTCGTGTACTGGCCGCGCAACCCGCGCGCCGGCCGCCTCTACGGCAAATCGCCGGTGGAGCAGATCCTGACCACGGTGCTGATCGGCCTGCGGCGCGAGACCCACAAGCTCGGCTTCTACACCGACGGCAACATGCCCGACGCGCTGATGCCGGCGCCGGACGATTGGACCGCCGAGGACATAAGGCGCTTCCAGGCCGCGTTCGACGCCCGCATGCGCGACCCGCGCAAGCGCTTCAACAAGATCACGTTCGTGCCAGGCGGCGGCAAGCCGCCGGTCTTCACCCGATCGGAAGCCGTGCTGTTCGGCCCGTTCGACGAATGGCTGGCGCGGGTCTGCACCTACGCGCTGAGCGAGCCGAACACCGCGTTCGTGCAGCAGAACAATCGTGCGGTCGCCGAGACGGCGAACGAGGCGGCGCTGGCCGGCGGCCAGAACTCCCTGATGATCTGGTGGAAATCGCTGCTCGATCACATCGTGCAGAAGATCTGCGGCTATCCTGATCTCGAATATGTCTACGACGACAAGAGCGATATCGACCCGGCCGAGCTGATCGAGCAGCAGCTGCCGGCGATGGCTGAAGGCCTCGTTTCCGGCGACGAGCTCCGCGGCAAGATGGGCCTCGAGCCGGTCGGCCTGCGGCACATGGTCAAAGGCGTCGGCCCGCTCGGCTTCATGTTCGTCGATGACATGATCAAAGCCTCGCAGATGGGCCTCACCCTGCCGCAGACGGCGCCGCCGGGCGGCGATCCCGGCATGGGGGCGCCTGGCGCGCCACCTGGTGCACCGCCCATGCTCACCGGGCCCGGCGGCGGACCGCCGCCGATCAACGGCGACGCCCTGACGATGCTGCAGGGCGTGCCGCCGGATCTGCTGGCGGCGGTCGGCCTGGGCCCCGAGGGGTCCGCCGGCCGCTCGGTCAACGTCACCCAGCAGGAAGCGCTCGATGCCGATCCGCTCGGCCATGCGGTGGCGCACCCGCAGGTGCTGGCGACGCTGCGCGCGGCTGAGCGGCTGCACAAGCGCGCGCCCGTCAAGCCGACGCGGCGCGCCGTCCGGCGGATCACCCCTCGACAGGAGGCAAGACCGTGAGGATTTCCACCATGCAGACCGACCCGGCCTATGTGCCGGGCGCCATTCCGCCGGGCGAACTACAGATCTTCTTCGAGAACCGGCAGGTGGACGGGACACGCTCGCATGTCGTGACCGCGGATGAGGAGAAGGGCTTCCTCATCATGTTCGACCCTCATGTGCGGCGCCTGACGATGCTTGCGGGCGAGGTGCGCATCGAGATGACGCAGCGGCTGCTGGCGGTGGTGCCCAAGGTGCTGACGGTGCCGCCTGTGCGTGTGACCCCGGCTGATGGCTTGCTGCCTCCGGGTGTCATCTATTTCGTTGGTCAAGACGACCCGGTCACCTGGGTCGAACGGCTGGATGATGCTTCGGGCGAACGGACTGGGCGTTTCGAGACGGTGCTGCGGCAATACACGCAGCGACTTCCGATCGTCGCAGAACACGCGACCAGGACGCTGTGATGGAGAAATTCGCCCCCGACAAGCACCCGCGCGACAAGGACGGCAAGTTCACCGACGAAGGCCGCGCGCCGTCGCTGAGCGCCAAGCCGGCGACATCCACCGGCCCGCAGCGGCGCTCGCTGGAAAGCTCGACGCGCGTCTGGAAGATCGGCGCCAGGACGAAGGAACTGCCGATCGAATACACCGGCTCGCGGACCAAGGAGCACCAGGTCGGCACCTTCCTCGAGCACAGTTTTACCGCGCAGATCCCGAAGAACGTCGATCCGAAGGACTGGCATCGCCTGGTGCGCAGCCTCTACGACGTCGCCAACGAGCAGCGCACCGGCGTCATCGATCGGGGTATCGCGAACGGTTACGTGCCGAAGGGCACGCCGCGCAGCACCGTGGTGAAGGCCTATGTGCACGCGACCAAGCTGGCCGTCGCCCAGTTCCAGGTCGCGAAATACCATTTCAAGATGGACGATCATCTGAAGGCCGAGATGACGCCGATGATCCCCTTCATCCGGTATGCGCGTCGCCGCCTGCAGTCGATCATGCTCGGCAAGGAAAAGGGCCAGTGGCGCCCCTATCGCGCGGCGTTCGGTGTGCCGTTCAAGGATCTCCGCCGCGACAAGACCACCGGTGAAATCCGCCTGCGCGTGCCGAACAACGACCGGCTCGTGAAGATCGTCCCGGCGCATCCGCCGAGCTGGGCGCTGCATGCCGCATCAGCTTTCCGAGGCTGAGCTCCGGCAACGCCGCGACGCCGCGCGCGCCAGGTGGGCGGCCGTCGCCGGCGCCGCGCTCGGCGGCGGCCTCGGGACGCGCGCGGCCATCTCGCAACTTGCTGCGAAACGCTGGGCCGAACTGCGCGCGCTGCACCAGGGCACCGTCGCGCCGGCGGAGCAGGCGCACGAGCAGAAGATGGCGCGGTTGGGGCGCAACGAACGGTATTGGCGCGAGCATGTCCGCACGCACTGGCCGATCCCGGCGGCGCGCGCCTACTGGCAGCAACAAAAGCGGAACGCTGAGGGCTTTTTCCGGACAGCAGCGGACATTTGGGCAAGGCTGGCGAACGAACCGGAAACCTCCGACGAGGAATGGAACCGGTTTGCCGTGGCGAACGAACATCACACGGCGATGCTGCACGAGGCCAACGAGCAGCTAGGGTGGATGCAGGACGCCAAGCCGCCGGGCAAGAGCCGATCGCGCGCCAGGACCGGCCGCACCTACACGCTGTCGGCGCACACGCGCATGAAGAAGGTGCCGGTCAAGCACGACCCGGACTCGCCGGAGGGCAAATTCGTCCGCGAGCTCGGCGAATGGCAGGCGCGCGAGAGCGAGGTGAAACGCCTCTACGGCGAGTATGAGAAGGCCGGCGGCCCGAAGGCGCCGCCGGAGTATTACGCGCGCTACGCCGAAGCGCTGAAAGGCCTCGGCCACAAGCCGCTGCAGCCGCCGGGGCTGAAGATCAAGACGACAGAGACCAAGCTGGTCGAGGTCCGGCCTGATCCGGCCAAAGTGCACAAGACAAGGGCGCACAAGCTGAAGCGCGCGCCCGGCGAGGAAGGCACGCACAGCCGCGCCGAGATCGCCCAGCTCCGCAGCGATCTCCTCTCCGAAATCAGCAACCACGCCTCGGACCGCAAGCTGGACGAGCTCAACCGGCATGTCCGCGTGCTGCGCGACGCGCGTGCACGGTTCCGCGCCGCCGCCGCGCCGATCCTGCGCTGGCTGCCGCGCACCCGCGTGAAGATCGGCGGGACTTTCGCGGGGGCGGCGGGCGGCGCGCTGCTGGCGCTGGCGGCCGCGCACGCGATCGACCGCATCAACCGTCGCCACCTGGCCAAGGCCGACGACGATCCGGACAAGGATGCGAGCGACCAGCTGAACGACCTCGCCGGCGACGCCGAGAAGAAGGTCGCCGAAAATCTCGGCCGCACGTTTGTCTCATGGAAGGACAAGCCGCTCAGCGAACTCGCGGCCGCGGTGCCGGCGGGCCTGAACGAAGCGACTGCGCCGCTGGCTGATGTGATGCGCGGCGCATCGCAGGTGCCGGTGCAGGGCCTGACCGAGGAGGGCGTGGGCGAGCCGCGGGTGATCGCGTTCTCGATGGAGCACCGCTCGCCGCTGCCCGAAGACTACGTCAGCCAGTATCGGCAGAACCGCATCGTCGAGCTGACCACCGAGCAGCTCTCCGCCATCCACGACATCCTGGTGCGCGGCACCCAGGAAGGGACGTCGCCAGACGAGATCGCCCGCGCGGTCCGCCGCAACATCGGCCTGACCTCCACGCAGATGAGCCACGTCGAGAACTATCGCCGCGAGCTGCTGGACAATGATTACGGCGCGCTGGAGCGCGGCCTGCGCGACAAGCGGTTTGATGGCCTCGTGCAACGGACGTTCGACCAGAACGGCAAGCTGTCGATCGACCAGGTCGACCGCCTGGTCGACGCCTATCACCGGAAGTATCTCGCCTATCGCGCCATGACGATCGCGCGCACCGAGGGCGTCGGGTTCGCCAACAATGGGCACATCCTGGCGGTGCGGGCGATGCTGCTGCAGAACCCTGGTTTCACGGTCATCAAGACCTGGAACGCCAAGCGCGATCAGCACACGCGGCCGGATCATTATGCAATGCATAATACCCAGGTGATCGGCCTGGAGACGCAGTTCGAAGCGCCGTCGGGCGACCAGATCAGATGGCCGCACGACCAGACGGCCAAGGCCCGCCAAGTGTGCAACTGCCGGTGCACAATTAGCTGTCGCCTGGTTCCACGCGCGCTCGCGGCCGCGCTCGGCACCGCCTCCGTTCAGCCGTTCAAGGAGACACAGAATGCGGCCTAGGATCGTGCGCGCGTACGGCGTGCTGGCAAAGGACTCAGGGCCGGTGGATCCAGGCGCGTGGGCCAACCAGAGCGCGGGCCTGGGGGCGGTGCAGCCGCGGCCGAGCGACATCAAGAACCCGGGTCCCACGGGGACCTACGCGCCGCATTTCTGGGCTGACGACAATCCCGGGAACATGGCGGCGATCGCCGCGTCGAAAGGCATCATGCCGTCGATCCCGCCCGGGCCGTAGGGAGATGGCGGCGCGATGGCATTCCGCGAAGTCTGGACGGATGAGAAGGTCGAGCAGTTGCGCACCCTGTGGGCGACACCGCTCAAGGTGCATGAGATCGCCAAGCGCATGCGCATGTCGCTGAATTCTGTGACCGGCAAGGCGGATCGGCTGGACCTGCCACCGAGGCGCAAGACGAAGTCTGTCCCGCAAAAGCCCAAGCCTGGGGCGGCGCGCGCGCCTGCCTCCACGCTGCCGCCGCTGCCCTCGCTGAAAACACCCATTTCCCGACCGCCGACCGGCTGAGAATCTCCTCTTTCTCCGCACTCTCCGCAAATTCCCCCCCCCCCCGTTGCGGAATTATACGTTTAGGGGGTTGAAGCGCTCTCCCCCATGTGCGACTGTCAATCGTCGCCAAACGGTGACACGGGCGCCTCGCCGAGACGGGGGCGGAGATACGCAGATGACCATTCACTTGACCCGCGACGGCTCGATCACTTTGCTGGACACCTGGGGCCATGGCCGCGCGCCAAAGTCCGCCACCTGGTATTGCGGTCGTCCGGCGACCCTCATCGTGGACGACGGCGACGGTTACTATGAGGCTTGGGCCGTCGAGGGATCGATCAAAGCGGCGGCTGAGAAAGCAGCGACCTTCTTCCGCATGGGCGACACCGTGGCCATGCTTGAAGGCTCGACGCTCACCGCCGTGACGGTTCCCGACGATTTCTGGCTTGAGGACGAAGACGCCGGCGAGTTCCGGCCGAACCTCGCGAAATATCCGAACGCGGTCGGGTTCTAAGGTGACCAACCACCCCAATCGCCGGAAGCCCCGAGTAACCCTCGGGGCGACCGTGCTCCAGGTTCCGACCGAAGACGACGTTCCCGCCCTGGTCGCCCGCATCGCTCGCCTCTGGGCAGAGCTGCATGAATATGACCGCGAGCTGGCGCTCACCGTGGCGCGCTCGCTTCCTAGTATGGAGATTGAGCGGAAATGACCGCGCTCGTTTCGATCTATCGCCGCTTCCCGGATCGGGAGGCGGCGACCTCGCATCTGGAGTCGGTGCGCTGGCCGGACGGCCCGATCTGCCCCTATTGCGCCAGCACGAAGGCTAGTCGGAACCGGGATAAGTCGAGAGGTCTCACCGACTCGCGCTGGCAGTGCCAGGACTGCAAGCGCAGTTATAGCGTCACGGTGGGGACCATTTTTCACAAGTCGCACATCGACCTGCAACGCTGGTTCCTGCTGATCTCGCTCATGTTGAACGCGAAGAAGGGCCTCTCTTCTTTGCAGGCGGCGCGAGACCTCGAAATGCGCCAGCCCACCGTCTGGAGCATGATGCACCGCGTTCGGAAGGCGATGACCACGGCTGGCGAGGGCGACGTTCTTACGGGGCTGGTCGAGATGGACGAGACCTATGCCGGCGGGAAGCCCCGGAAGCCGAACGATCACGGCGACGGCAGCGGGCCGAACGCGATCAGCCCGAAGGTCGCCATCGTGGGCGCTGTTGAGCGCGGCGGGAAGTTCAAGGCGAAGCCCGTCCCCGCCGACAAGCTCGGCCAGCCGGACATGCTCCGGCTCGCCCGCCGCTGGTTCGACAAGAAGGCCGTCGTCCACACCGACGAATACGCGGGCTACGGGACGCTCGGCTTCCAGCACGTCCACCGCCGGGTGAACCATGCCCGTGAATACGTCGGCAGCGACCTCTTCGACCGCGTCTATGGCCCGCTCCACACCAACACCATCGAGAGCATGTGGGCGATCTTAGAGCGCGCGATCTTCGGCCAGTTTCACCACGTCAGTCGTTCGTGGATCGGAGCCTATGTGGACGAGATCGCCTTCCGGCGAAATCATCGGGACACGGACGCTTTTCAGGCGCTGCTTCGTCACGCCGTCAACCCCCTAACCGCATAGTTCCGCCCCGTTGGCGCGGGGACCAGAGCCGCCCGCTCTGGCCGGCGTCGGCCGGCGGAGCAAAGCATGGCGTATGTGTTCGATGGCGAGGAGCTCGCGCGCGATACGTTCGGCCTGATCAAGGCGAACATGGTCCAGGCCGACCTGGCGCGGCTGATGGCGTCCGAAGATCCCAATCCGGTGATCGAAGAGCTGCAGAAATGGGCCAATGCGAGCGATGACGGCCTGCGCAAGGCGATCTCCAGCCAGATCCTGCAGAACGCGCGGTCGCATCTCCAGGCGAGCGGCAACACGATCGCCGGCATGGCCGCGGTCGGCCCGTCGCCGGAGGTGAAGAAGCCTGGCCTGCCGCCGATGCGCCAGTCCAAGGCGATGCAGGCCGAGATCGACAGGCACGCGAACGTCTTTGCCCGCACGGCGATGAAGGCGGCGATCCATGGCGCCAGGCTGGGCGCGTCGTTCGGCGCGCACATCGCGCGCAAGAAGGCGATGGAACGCCGCCAGGCGATGTCGCATGGGCTTGGGAAGAGCGCCGACCCGCCGGCACCGCGGATCGAACAGGAAAGCACGCCCTCCGAAAGGCTTGGCGGCCGCAGCCCGCGCGCTCTGGTGCCCACACAAGCCGCGCGGTCGGCGCCGGAACAACCCGAGATGGGATATTTCGGCGGTTCGGGGAAATTCGCGCGCACGCGTTTCCGGCCGCCGCCGCCCGAGAAAACGCCGTTCTTCCGCTCGCTCGCCGGTGCCGCATCGGGAGTAGCTGCGCGCAATCCCCTGAAATTGGGCATCGGGCTGCTGCTGGCAGGGGCAGCAACGCGGTGGGAGGGGCACCGCATGGAGACGGCCAACCGGACGATGGCGGCCGCAGCAGCCAAACGCCAGTTGAGCGATGCGCAACGACGTGAACGCATCGAGGCCGGCCGCAAGAGCCACCAGAATCGCTCAGGCGCGCCACCGTCCGTCGACCCCGCAGACATGCGCAAGTTCGAAGACTTCCTCGATCTCTACAAAAGGTCCCGCCGATGAGCGCCCTCGAGCAGCTCCGCCTTTCGGTTCCGCTGACGAAAATCGACGTCGAACGCCGGCTGGTGATCGGCCGGGCGGCGGCCGAGGAGCGAGACAAGGCCGGCGAGATCATGGACTACTCGACCGCCAAGCCGATGTTCAAGGCGTGGTCGGACGAGGCGCTGGCGGCGACCTCCAATGTGCCGGGCATGGAGCCATCGCGCGGCAACGTCCGTGCGATGCATCAGAAAACGGCGGTCGGCAAGCTGACCGACATCGCGTTTGACGACGATGCGCGGGCGATCGAGGTGGTCGCGAAGATCGTCGACCCGATCGAATGGCAGAAGGTCACGAGCGGCTGCTACACCGGCTTTTCGGTCGGCGGCGGCTACGCGAAGAAGTGGACCGATCCGGCGACGGGCTGCACCCGCTACACGCCGCGCCCGTCCGAGATTTCCCTGGTCGACAATCCGTGCATGCCATCGGCGCGGTTTGTCGAGCTGGTGAAGGCGGACGGGATGTCGGCAGGCACGCTCGAGCTGCGCGGCCGGGCGCCGCTGAGCTTCAGTGCCGCTCTGGCCGGGCGTGCAGCCTCGTTCAATGACGTGATGAACGCCAGGCCGCTGTCCTTTGGCGACGCCCTGGCAAAGCGCGTGAACGACTCGCCAGAACTGGAAAAGGCCATCATTCCGGCGGTTTTGGGCGGTTATGTTGGCAGCAAAATAGGCCGCTACGTCGGAAGACGTCTCGGCGCGGAAAGCGTCTGGCGCAGCAAGGCGCCGATGACGCCTTTCGAACGGGCCATGCGGATCGACCACGCGATGAGGACCGGCGGCCGGCGTGGCACGTATGCCGGTGCTGCAGTTGGCGCGCTGGGCGCCGGCCTCGCGGCGCACGCGGCATTCTCGCCAAGGAAACAGAAAGAGCCAAAGCCTTCTGGCGCCGGAACTTGCCCCACCTGCGGAGCGCCGGCTCCAACGATGCAGAAGAACTACATCGGGGTGCTCGCTTCCGCGGCAAACCCCTTCGATAGCGTCGAGGGATATGTGCAGAGACATGCTGCTGCGACCCGGGCGCGACACGCGGCACTCCGGGCGAAGCAGACTGCGTCCACAGCGCCGAAGCCTTCTGGCGCCGGAATTTGCCCCACCTGCGGCGCACCGATGTCGGCGCCGATGGCGAAGGCCTGGGACGGCTCGAAGCATGCGCGCAACGATGACGGGCAGTTCGCGACAACTGGCGGAGAGCATATTGGCGGCGGTGCGCTTGGTGTCGCGGGCGCGATCGCAGGAGGTCTGGCGGCGATGCGCTACGGCCACCGCGTAGCCTTTCCACTGGGCGCGTTCGCCGGAAAAGCGGCATCACGCCTGAGCCGAGGAACGCTCAGCAAGCCGATACATCCATCCGACATCAGGAAGGAAAAGCGAAACATAGAAATTGGCAGGATCTTCGCTGCGAGCGCAGCAGCTCCGGCCGGGATCGAAGCCGGTCGTCAAATCGGCAAAGCGATCAATAAGTGGCGTCACAACAGGGCCGCGAAAAAGGTCGACGGTACGCCGATGGCGAAGGCCTGGGACGGCTCGAAGCATCTACGCCACCATGACGGCAAGTTCGCAACCAAGACCGGCGAACGTATCGCCACCGGCGTAGTCGGTACCGCAGGGGCGATCGCCGGAGGACTTGCAGCGCTTCGCTACGGCCCTCGCGCAGCCGGCGCAGTGGGCGCGCTCGCCGGAAAAGCGGTTTCGCGGTTCAATCGCGGCACACTGCGCGCGCCAGTCCATTTGACTGATATTCGGGCAGAGCAATCGAATATGAAGCGCGGCAAATTCATCGGCACAGCTGCTGGCGAGGCTTACCGCCCAACTTTGTTTGGCGCAGGCATAGCCGCGGGAGCGGCACTCGGCGGCACTGCCGGCGGAAACATCGGTCACGCCATCGATAAGTGGCGGCATGGCAGGACCGCGAAGAAGGCTGGGAAGCTCGACCAGTTCAAGCGCCTCAACGCCGGCCATAGCGTCGCACCTAAGAACATGGCTCAGGCCCGCACCATGGCGCGCAAGATCAAGCCGTTCGCCGACGCGGTTGCCGGGTGACCCGTCACACCTTCAATCCGGACATCATCGCCGAACTGCGCTGCCGGATCGCCCGGCACAACGCGGCGTGCCCCGGCGCGCCCGTGAAGCTGCAGGAGCTGAAGAAACGGTATGGGCAGTGGGCTCAGGGCCCCGAGCCGCACGAAGCGGCCATGTCGCGCATCGACAAGCACCTCGAGCGGCTCGCGAAAGCTTTCGAGGAGGACAAGCACCCGCGCGGCCGCGCAGGCAAGTTTGAGTCGAAAGGCGGGGGCGAGCAGGCGCCGTCAATGCAGGTCGGTCTGCCGGCAGATGCCGCAGAGCACGCCAGGATGCAGCGCTCCAATGCCGGCTACGATGCGCTGACGTCGGACATCATCCCCGATCATCGCAGGGAAGAAGCGGGACTTTTTGCGCGCGAAGTCGGATCGCTCGGCGCCGGCACGGCCCTGACCCTCGCGGCGTACCATGACGGGGGAAAAGGCGCGTTCTCGAGGGCCGTGCCAAAGGCCACGGGTGCGGCAGCAGCAGGGATCGCACGCGGCCTGACCATGGGCCGCGCGCGCTGGGCGGTCAACGCCGCTCGCTGGGCCGGGCGTGGCGCAGGCTGGGCTGCCGCTCAGGTCGCGCCCCGTATCGTGCATGCCGCGGTCAAGATGGCGCAAAGCGCTCATCCAATGCCGGAGCCTGGGGCGCCGGCCGGGGAATTCGCGCGCTATGCGTTTCGCAGGGGGGCATCCAAGGCTGGCGTCCTCGCCGGCGCGTCGGTGCTCACCGGGCTTGCGATCGACCACGCCTTGAAGAACAGCTGGCTCGACCCACAGGACTGGGGCGCGGGCTTCGACAAATACTCCTACCGGACAGTCCGCAAGTTCGCCGACGTTCCCGGCCTCGACGAAGCGATGCTGCAGATCCGCGGCAATCTGCGCGCACGGCTCCTTGAGTCGGCGCGGACCGGCATACCGCTCGAAAAGTCCGTCAGCGGGCGCTTTATCGGCGCGGCGAGCACCGGCGCGGCTACCGTGCTTGCGGGCCTGGCAGGCGCTGCGGCCGGCGCCGGCGTCGGCGCCGCGGCCCATGCAGGCGCTCGGCAGTATTACCGCGACCGGATGGGCCGGTTCGCCTCGCGCGGCAACGCGGTAACGGCCGGCGCGGCGCTCGGCGCTGTGGCCGCCGGCCTCGCAGGTTTTTACGCCCTGCGGCGCGGCAATGTCGCCCGCTTCATGCAGGTCGCCCGGGCGGCGCTTACCCATCATGCCGACATGACCCGCATCCTGACGAAACCGGATGCGATCCGGGCGCATGTCGCGAGGATCCGGGAGACACTCGCAAAGGATCCGAAAGCCGCCGGCATCGCCACGGCGTTCGAGTCGGACCCCCTGGCCAAGCTCGCCGACCGTTATCGGAAGCGCGACGATTTAATCCGCGAAGCCGTCGAAAACGACGATGTCCACAAGGCAGCACTGGCTGACCTGGATCGCTACGGCGAGGCAAATCCGACCCACTACAAGGAGCAGGTCGCCAACCACATCAACAGCAACCTGGCGCACGGGCTGGCAAACATTCCGGCCTTCAAGATCCGCGCGACTTGGAAGCCCAAGAGCCCATGGATGACGATGGCCGAGGTCCTCGCCGACAAGGGCTTCGACGAACGAAACTTGGTTGGGCGCGTGATGATCCAGATCTCCAAGATGTCGGCCGCCGATTTCGACGAGGCCACTTCGGGCCTGACCAAGGTCCAGCGCGACAACTGGAAGAAGGTCTTTGACAGCAGGCAGACGGCGATCGACGGCGTCGAGCAGCAGATCGCGGCGCACCGGACGGCCATCGACAAGGCCGCAACGGCAGTAAAAAAAGCCGAGACCGCACTGAATGACGCCAGGTCTGTCGAAGCTGCCGCGACCGACCCTGAGGCGAAAAAGGCCGCGGCGAGTGCCCTGGCGCAAAAGCAGCAGGCGTACGACGACGCCGACATGAAGCACCGCAAGCTGCTCGCGTCGCCGCCGGTCAAATCCCCGACAGGCGCCCCGCTGACCCCCTTCAGCCCGAGCCAGGAAAGGGTTCAGCTCAACGCGGCTGCTAAAAAACGCGCCGAGGCCAAGGTCGACGCTGCCACAGAGGCGTTGCGACAGAAGCTGCTGAAGCGCAGCGTGGATCGCCACGATCACACGATCGCAACGATTGCCAATCTGGGCGGTCGCGCCGCGCCGTCGCATTTGCGCGATCCCGTGGCGACACTGCAGCGCGCGCATGCCTCGCACCGAAATGCTTTGGCGGAAGTAAGCCAGGCCGAAGCCGAGCATGCGACCGCGAACTCGCAGCTTTCGGACGCAAGGGCCGCGGCCCGCGGCCAGCGCGTCGAGGGGAAGACCGAAACCGACCTCGAGGCGATGGCGAACAGCGTTCCGCAGCACGAGGAACGCGTGGCCCGCGCGAAAGAGCGCCTGAAAGGCGCCCGTGATGCCGCCGTGACCGCGCGGCAGCAGATGCATGAGGCGGCACTCAACTTCGGAGAGCACCTTGGCACCGGCTCGCGGCCGAGCGGCCGGCCGACCAAGCGCCGCATCCCGTTCGCGGTCGCCCACCGCATGTCGTCCGATTTCGCAGTTCTCGGAGGTAAGACTGGAAAGGCAGTCGATCAGCTCATCGCGCGGCCGACGCGCAAAGCGCTGGTCGCCTTCGCCGCCGAGGTCGGTCGGAGCGCGAGCGCCGTCGGTAAACGAGCGAAGCGCCTGGGCTCGGCGACGCTGGAGCAGTTTAAGCGCGGCGAGGGCGCCGAACGCCATTACGATATCGGCAGGATCGGGCGGGTGGTGGCCGTCACAGGCGGCGGTGCTGTCCTGGCCGATGCGGGGCATGATCTCTACGAGCGGGCCAAACGCCGCTATTTTCCTGATACCGACCTTTCAGAAAAGTTCGGCGCTGCCTCCAAACTGGGCGGCCGGTTCCGCTACGAGACCGGCCAGGTCGATCCGCTGACGGGCGCCGGCTGGCATGGGATTTCGGTTCAGGATCCCGAGAACCCGAAAGACCGCGTCCTGGTCTTTGGGGAGCACTATCGCAACGACCGCGATCGCAGCGCGCCGATCCAGGTCGGCGTGCGCACGTCGGAAATGCGGGACCTGTTCACCCGCGCGCAGGAGAACCAGCGGCGACAGTTGTCGGGTGGTCTCGGTCAGGGCGCAGCCCCGGTCGGCCCGCGAGATGTCACCGGCCTCAAGCCGGAGGACAAGACCGAGATCGACCGCACGATCGGCGAGATCAAGGCGAAGATGGAGCGGGTCGACACGGAAGGGGGCGCCGCCAGCTTCCGTCACGAGGAAGAGACGGTGGGCCAGGGCCCGTCAGACAAGTTCGTCAATCACATCAAGAACACCTACCTGGAGAACGGCTCGCCGGCGGGAAAGAAGTATTTCGACGCGCTCGAGGCCACGGTGCACAGCAACCAGGGACGCATCCTGAAGAAGCGCCAGGCCTTTTCGCTTCTGACCGGCTACACCCCGCAAGGCGCCCGCGTGAAGAGCCTTCCGCATGCGATCTTCAAGGATAATCCGGATTTCGAGTCGAGCGACCACGCGGCGACGGCGCGCGCGCTTGCCGCCGAGGCAGATCGCGCGATCGACACGCACAGGATGCAGACCGAACAGCAGCGCGCGTCGCTCCTGCGCGCGATAGGAACCGTCGCCTCGGTCAAAGGCACGCCGAATTACGCGCTGCAATCGGTCATCGACCGGATCAAGTCGGCGCCGATCGCGGCAGCAGCGGCATCCCCGCCGCCGTGGCCGGGAGCTGCAGCTGGCTTTTCCGCGTTCGGCGCGCGGCCCGGCACGCGCCATGAGTTCCGGCCCTCGCCGGACGCACCGGCGAGCGAGCCGTCCGCGCCGCCCCCGGAACAGCCGAAGGCGCGTTCCGCGCCGGCCGCAAACCCTGACATCGATCTGCGGCAGGTCCCAAGGACCTGGACGACGCAGGAAGAGAACCTCGAGGTCAACCGCCTGATCGACGCGGCGAAGACCCATCTCGGCGCCAAGACCGACCTCGAGGCGCAGAAATATGCGCAAGGGTTCAGATCTGCGCTCGTCTACGCCAAGAACCTGTATCCCGACATGTCGATGCAGGATGCAGGCGATGTCGTACGGCATGCCATCCTGGAAGGGTTCGCCGCGAACGCCGGCGACTCCATTGCCATCAAGGGCATGCGGGAAATCCTGTCGTCGCCGCGGGGTTTCGGCGTTTGGCACAATCTGATCGTCCGCGCGCACGACGATCTCAACAAGCGGTTCGATCCGGCCGCGTATTTCGGGTCGCTGATCCGCAAGCACGGCGACGCGGCCCTGGCAAAGGGATACGATAGCTGGCTGGACGAGGCGCGGAATGCCTTCGGCGAGTGGACATCATCCGGCGCAGCAGGTGCTGCCGACGCCGCATCAGGCGCCCACGGCGCAGGCCAAAGCCCGGCACAGCGTGCAACCCAGGAAGTTCTCGACGGCGCAACGGAGGCGGTGGCGCGTCAGGCGAGCAAGCAACCGTCTAAAGCGGGAACGCCCTGGTATTCGCCGTCGCGGTTCATTCCCGAATTCGGCTCCAACCTCGCCGGCGATGCAGCTTCCGTTCTTGCATCGGCCGCGCTGGGCGGCGAGGGGCAGATCGGTCGGTTCGCGCTGACCACATTGGCGCCCGGCTTGCTGGGGCAGGCCGGCGGCAAGGCGGCCGCCACCGGTGTGCGCTGGGCTGTCAAGGGCGCGGTGCCGAACGCCGCATATTTCGGCGCCAACGCAGCGGCCAAAATGCCGCTGAATGCCGCGACAGATGCCGCCTACAGGGCGGCCGGCGTCCGGCGCCCGAACCCGGCACCGCCGGAGTCGGACCTTGGCCGAATGGCCGCCAGCGGTCTCGGTTCCATGATCGGCTCGATAAAGGCCGTACCGGCTGTCAAAGCGGCGCTGGGGCCGGAGCTGACGGCTAGGATCCTAGGACGAAGGATCGGCGCCGGCATCGGCGATGCGCTCGGCACGGTCACAGAAGCCGCCGGGCCGGAGATCGGCTTGCCGGCCACCATCGCGCTGCAAAGCGTCGGCGGCTACGCCGGAGGCCTTCTCGCCAGCGGTCTCTACGACGCCGGCTCAGCGATCTCGCGGTGGTTCCAGGGCTACGACAAGGACACTGCGCACCGCGTGCTCACCCGCTATGGGCCACCCCCTCGCGTTACCGGGCTCGGCCATAAATTGGGGCGTCCGCAGCCGCAGGAGCGCGGCTTCGAAGCGTGAGCGGATCGGCGCCCGGCGGCGGTGCGAGTGCGGGCGGCGCAGGTGCCACCTTCGCCCAGCCGACCAGCGCGACCAAGGGCTTGCAGAACTACAATCTCGATCGCCGCATCAAGCGCCTCTATGTCGGCGCCGGCGGCTTCCAGCGCCGCCGTTTTAGACGCGGGGACCAAGCAAAGCGCCGCTTCGCCAGCACACTGGCGAAGGGCGCGTCCATGGACCTCGATGTATTGACCGATGCGCTGCAGGCCAGCGTCGCGGACATTCTGGCCAAGGGCGGCGCCGACACCGAGAGCCTGCTGCAGAAATCGTTCGGCGAGTATCGCGAGGCGCTGGGCGAGTACGTCAACGGCGCCTTCGAGGAGCTGCAGAAGCTCGGGCCAGACGGCGGCGAGGAGCCGCTGTTCAAGGGCCTCGGCACGGTCGGGCGCGCCGCCGGCCTGCTCAAGCACCTCGCCGAAAAGATCGATTGCATGAAATCGGGCCACGATTGGCCCGGCAGCAACGACGAGCCGCACGACCCCGCGCCTGAAGAAATGCATCCGATGATGGACGGCCTGGTGCGCATGGCCGAGCTGCTGCTGCACCAGGCCGTCAATGATCACGTCGAGCCCGCCACCGACGATGAAATCGAAGGCGGCGCGCCGGGCATGATGCTGATCTCCGTGCCCGACGGCAGCGACGATCCGGACAATGATGTCATCGTCAAGACGGCGCTGCCCGAAGGCCTCGCCAAGTTCGCGATGCATCCGGACATTCTTGCCGGGGAAGCGTTCTCGCTCGGCTATGGGCTGCTGTCGCTCGCCGGCGTGCCTGAGCAGGCGCTGGAAAAGGCCTTCGACGGCATGGATCCCGGCATGGATCCGAACAACGGCGATCCTGCCTCGATGCAGGACGACGGCAGCCTTGATGATGTCGGCGATCCGTTCGATGTCGCCGGCAAATTGTGCGCGGCGCTGATGATCCAGATCGATCATTGCCGGGCGATCGCGTATGGCGAGATGGATCCCGCCGGCGATCCGACCGGCGATCAGAGCGGCATGGCGTCGCAGGACGGGACGGTGTCGCCGGATCCGCAGGATCCGAATGCCGATCCGACCGGCGGCATGGAGCAGGATCCGCACGCCGATCCGACCGGGCCGGTGGCCGATGGTCCGGGCAAGAGCCCGATGGGCAGCGGCAATGAGGATCACAAGAAAAAGCCGCCGATGCGCAAGAGTGCGGACGATCCGCGCGTAGCCGAGCTCGAGGCGAAGCTGGAGAAGTTCGCAGGCCTCGGCGATGCGCTGGGCAAGCTGACCGACGTGGTGGCCAGCATGCAGTCGAACACGATGCAGCCGCCGCGTGGGCCGCTGACGCAGATCGCGCCGCCGCTCGGCAAGCAGCATGACAACGTGTCGGCCGAGGAGCGCGAGCTCATGGCGCAGTCGCAGGAGCAGCAGCTGCTAGCGATGCAGCCAGCGCAGCGCGCCGAGGAGCTGATGAAGATGATCTGGCGCAACGGCCCGCAGGAGCCGACCGGCATGGCGCACGGCTAAGACGTTACGCGCCCGATCGTCATTTTCTTCTTGACGGGGACACAACCGGGTTCGCCTGGGGTCCCTGTCGTGCCCGCTGGGTGCGGGACCAGGCGACGCTGATCGCCGCGCTTCTCCCGATATGAGCGCCGGGACCCGGTTCGTTTTCGCCGATTTTGCCGCGGCGCCGATCGTGGACCCTTTCCATGCCATTCGATCCGATTACCGGGCAGCCGGTACCCGGAGCGCCCGGCAGCGCTGATGTCTCCAGCACTATCGCGGCGATCCGCGCCTGCATTGCGCAGGCAAGCGCTCCGCTCGAAAAGGCCACCGGTACGTTTGTCCAGCCGTCGACCGCCACCACCGGTCTGCAGCAGTACAATCTCGAGCCGGCGGCCAAGAACCTGTATCCGGTTTACAGCCCGATCCGCAACGAACTGCCGCGCGACAAAGCGACGGGCGGCATTCAAGCCAACTGGAAGGCCGTAACCGGTATTTCCAACGGCGGAACGAGCTTCGGCGTCGGCGAAGGCAATCGTGGCGGGCTGATGCAGGTCAGCACGGCCGATTACTTCGCGATGTTCAAGACGCTCGGCCGTGAAAGCTCGGTGACCAAGGAAGCCGAACTGTCCGCGGAGGGCTTCGACGATCTGCGTGCGCGGTCGGTTCGCTCCCTCCTTGAGCAGAACATGATCGACGAGGAGAAGGTGATCCTCGGCGGCAACTCCAGCTACGCGTTGGGCCGCACCCCGAAACCGACGCTGGCGGCTGTCGCCGGCGGCGGGTCGCTCGCCGCCAGCACCACCTACTCGGTGATCTGCGTCGCGCTGACCTTCGAGGGGCTGACCTTCGCCAACCTGACAACCGGTCCGCAGTGGATGACGACGCGCGTCAACACCGACGGCTCGACGGACACGTATGGCGGTGGCGCGGCGCAGCCGTCGCTGAACACCACGATCACCACCGGCTCCGCCGGCGCTTCGATCACCGCGTCGGTTGCCGCGGTGCAGGGCGCTTGCGGCTATGCGTGGTATTTCGGCCTGGTCGGCAACGAGCAGATCGTGGCGATCACCACCGTCAGCACGGTGTCGATCACCGCGACCGCCGCGCAGAGCGCACCGACGATCCCGACCGCCAATTTGGTGGTCGACGCGTCGATCGATGCGCTGATCCATGACGGCTATCTCACGATGAACGCCAAGACGCCGAACTCGAAGTGGATCGGGATGACGCCCGGGGCCACCTTGACGCCGGATGGCCTGGGCGGCGTCAACGAGATCGAGACGGTGCTCGAGTGGTACTGGGACACGCTGCGCATGTCCCCTGACATGATGATCATGAATTCCCGGGACGCGCTGACGT